AGACTGGGTTGGCTTTCGTAACGTCTAGAGTATGTTTAACCACGCCGTTAGCGTTAACAATGATGCCAGGCGCTAGGTTACGTTTCAGGTTAGCGAAGTAGAAGTTGGTCAGGCCATCACGGGCGAACTGGAGTGGTTTGTCAAGTTGGAATGAACCAATACCATAGAATGAATCTGGAAGTGGCTGAGAATATTTAACGACGAATGGGATACGTCCGTTCTTGTGCGGGTTAGGGAGTTTGCGGACTTCTACAAATCCATCATCAGGGGCAAACGTACACCAGTTACCATCAGGGCCAGCTTCGTATCTAGTAGCTAAACAAATGCCCTTCTTAACACCAGACGGAGTGCGCTCGCGCTGGATAAAGGTATCTTTGTCGCTATCATTACCAGAGGTTTTTGAACTAACCCGGTTGAGAAGTTCTTGTAGGGCTACCCTATCCCAGCCGTCACCCTCGACTTCGTTTTCTAAGATGTCCTCTAGCCGTTCCTTAGACAACCAGGTGAGTGCGTGGGCATAATCCATATCACCGACGGATATTTTACCCTGTTGTGGCAAGAAATTGCGGGGGTTCCACAACCAACAATCCGGCCCGACATAACCAGTATTAGAGGTGGTCCAGTCGTAAAACATCGGAGCCCAACCATATTCATCGGACATTAACTGCCATAGGGCTAGTTTCTCTACGAGAGGGTGTTGTGAGTTAGCGTTTGGGTAAATCCACTTCTGGCGCAGGATATCCATAAATACCGCCTTACCAACATCAGCTCGGCCAGCACTCTGTGTCTCACCTTCTGGTAATTTCGCTATAACCCTATCAGCTCGTTCTTTTGCGAGGGTGGCGGCGTAGTTATCGGTAATTTTGGAGCCATCGACTGATTTAGACACGCTATCATATACTGAGCCGAGCATCATCGCCTCAAAAGCGTCATAATCTTGGATTACATTTCGGTGGACATCCCAGTCAGATTCGTAATCTTTGCGGTATTCGTGTTCAAATTCTGATTTTTCTTCGTTTTTGTCGCTATTTGTTGCCATTTTTAGCCTTTTTTAGTTGTTTATCTTGATTATACATTATCTTTTAGGATTTCTTTATGTACCAACCACTCCCAGAAATTATCCTGAGTTGGGAAATGATGGTCTAACCAAAAAACGAGTTCGCTGTTCTTGCCGTCTGGTGCATAAGTACACCAAACTAAGAAATCTCTAAAATATTTATCTTCCATTTCCTGTTTGGTCATAATAATCCATAGCTGTTAGTCTGTTTCTCAATCTCAAAAGTAAGCGGCTTGTCGTCCTTAACCAGTCCGAACTTTAGTTGTAAGAATAGATAACGTAACGCATCTGGGCCGTGGTCATCCTCTTTAACAGGTATGTCTGAGGCGTTGCGTTCCGGTTTCTCTTCGGGGAATCTGTATGCCTCTACCTCATATATGAAGTGCTTACAATTAGAGCCTATAAACAGGGTAGGTTTTGGTAGGCCAACTAATTGCTGTCTCGGGCGGAGCTTTTCGGTGATTTGTCCGATACCAAGCGCATATCCCTTAGTATCGTTGGCTTTATTAACTCCCATCATAGGGAAGTGTCGGCTCATTACTTCTATGGCATCGCGGTTAGCTGAATCGCCAACTACTAGTACAAGTCGCTTATCACCAATAATATTCTTAATCCGTGGGATTAGGTTATCGAGTTCCTCTTCTTTGCCGTAAACTTCATCAATCATGTACCAGGTTTGGTCTTTATCGACACCCATAAGTAGAAATGCTGTGGTGTGCCAACCGAAGTCGATACAGCCATAGTAGGTAAGTTCTTCTGGTATGTCGGCTGGTTTTATAACGTGTACCTTCCTGTCAAACATTGGATAGACAGCACCCTGGATACTCCTGAACTCTAGTTCGTATTCCTGCATGAACCCAGATAGTAGTCCACGCTTCTCGGCTTCCGCCCTAACATTGGCCATAAAGTCAGCCGAGACATATGGAGAGTCTCTCCAGGTGGCTTCTTGGTAAAACCACTTGTCCTCTTCTTTAGCAAACTGAATTAGGTCGTAGAAGTGGTTGTAACCTCTTGGCGTGCCCATAAAGATAATCCAACCGTTAGTAGTAGAAAACATAGGTTCATAAACAACCTTGAAGTTGTCAGGGTCTTGGTCAGCATACTCATCGAAAATCATACCATCAGCACGAAAACCACGATGACTATCTGCTTGGTCAGAACCAAGGAGTTGAATAGTACTTCGTGGCTTTGTCTTATCGTGGTTAATCATTATAGTCGTACCGTCGGGAAGAGTCATTGGGGTGTTCTCGATGTAGTTCAACTCTATAAGAAGGTCTTGCTCGTTCTTCTTATATATGAGCTCTTTTGGTATGAGCGGAACGTACTGTCGCCAAACAACTTCGTGAGCCTGTTTGTAGGTCTTAAAGACAATAAAATACCTACCCTGGTTTTTGACCGCAGAAATCCAGGAGTGCTGTGTTGCAAAATACGTCTTGCCAGATTGCCTGCCCATTAACAGTACCCCGCGCTTAAAGCCATCTAACATAAAAGCCTTGTGAGCGAGAGCCTGCTTTTTTGAGGCTTTATAGCCTGCCATGACTATACCTTGGTTTGGATTTTGTCGAAGTCTACTGAAGACGGCTCAACGCTGGACTTGGTATATACCTGGACGATTGTGCCGCCAACAGCTTCTTCGCGGATGCCCTCTTTACTCTCTGAGCCTCTAGGCCAGAAGAAGTCAAATAACCAATCACGTACTCGGAGGTAGCGCATTTCGTCTAAGAAAGTCTTTTCATTGTCGCTGTCAATAGCAATGTTGTTTTCTCTAGCAATAACAAGTGCTGCTTGGGGGTCTTCGTGGAACATCATGCGACGAGCAATAAAGAACTTGTCTCTTGATATGCCGTCTTTGCCGACGATTTGGACACGCTCGCCCTGGTCATCTAGCACAACGCGCAGTAGGGTGACGAGGAACTCTGGCTCACGCATGTTAACACCGGTCTTAGTTTCGTAAGAACGGATTTTGAAGTCGTATTCTAGTTCATAATTATGGTTAAAGGCAATTGATTGTAGGCGGTTCTCTTGTGAAAGGCGCTTCGTAGGGTCGGGGTAGTTCTCTGGGTCGACTAGGTATTTATCAACCTCACCGATTAACTGGTTGCCACGCCCAACATTAACACTATGTCCTGGCTGATTATCGTTCCCTCGTAGGAGGAGAGCTTTCAGGAGAGCGTTTGTCTCCATAACCTCGTCAACTTGACGCTGTAATGAGGCCAGGTCAGTATCCGGCTTATCTACTTTTACTTCTTCTGGGGACTCTACTATTTCTTTTGCTTGTTTTCTGGCTACTGCGAGATTACGAAGCCGCTCGTCGTTAGCGAGTTGTTTAGGGGTACGAGGTTTTTTAGGCATGCTGCCCTTTCTAGATTGTAAATGTTGTTTTGTTTCTAGAGATTTTGGTATTTGCCCTAAAAATATACTAACAAGCTATTGCTTGTCAAGCTGCTTCGTCTGTGATAGGTGTAATACGGCCCAAAAACCTAGCTAATCTCTCTAGCTCGTCCTGATACGCTTCATACGCCCACTCATTTGCTGCTGCTTCTCCATTAACTCCACTCATGACTTACTCCTTAGCTCTTTAATTAACTGGCGTATCTCTTTACACGCCTGCTCAGCGAGAGTACTCGGCTCCCATTCCTGGTTTGCTTGAGGAATATTTTTAATGTCTAAGATTAAATCTATCTTTTGTAAATCTGTCATACTAAGCTCCCCAATCATTCTGAACGTAGGTCATCCCGTCGTTCTTAGTTTCAATCTTCTGTTTACCCGCTCTCTGCAAAGCCTGCGCCAGCTTAGCCAGGACTTCGCCGTCCTGCAGTAGTTTACTTGTAGTTGCTATGTAAATGGTCTCTGCTGACTTCATATGCACGTCCTGCTTAATCAACCCGTTCAGGTATCTACCCACGTTAGGCTTCTGTTTAAGAAACGGTTCTAGCCCTTCATCCAGGCGGAAGCTGACAGGCTTCTTCATGCTTACTCCTAAGTATACGTTTACTTATCTGTTAATAATACTGATTGTATACAATTACTTATATTTGTCCAGTATTTTAGAGAATACAGACACTGACAGATGATTTACAGACATCAACAGATACTATCACTGTCGTTTATATATAGTCAGGTACCGAGGTTCCTCCGACCACAAGGCTTGCGGGGGGTGTGTTTTAACAGAGGTGATGGGTGCTATGTTCTTATTTTGTTTGCGCTACATGTGGTGTACATGAGCATGTGCATGGCTATGACCATACCTCTACCCCTGTTAGTAGACGTCGCACAATGTGCAATTAGCGACGTTATGCCTGGTCTGTTTCTAGCGCACTAGTGAGGTCTATGGTGAGTGTGACCCCTGTTGTTTGCTGTTCTATACGCTGTGTGGCCTTACCGTGTATCTTGTCATGTATATATTTACTAGTATCTACTGCTAGGCTTCTCTCCCATTGTTTATCTGATTGAGAGTATTCATTTACAGTGTTTATGAGCGTGTTTTCTACTAAATTATTATATTTAGCTAGTTCTGTAACTATACTAGGTTTTACTAAGTTCTGGGCGGCAACCACACTAGCGGTCTTTGGGTTATCTATATTATAAGTACTAAGTACGGCCTGGGTGGCGCTTGCCTTTGGGTTTTCTACTAGGTGTTTAACAAATGCTTCTTGTTTTCTTGTGAGTGGCCTATTAGTTACCTTATTGTTTTTCTTTATTGGCATGGGTGGCCTTTCTGGTGTGTTTTGTGGCACATTGTGCAGAGTTTTATCTTCATTACTATATAATATCATGTTTAGTTGACCTCTGTTGTGGGCGAGTTATAAACAGCTTTATGTATAAAACAACCGTTTGGGGTATTGACATACATAACCGTTTGCCCTATACTGTGGTTAGGTCAAGGCGACAGCCAAGACCCGAACCTTAAACAAATAGAGCAGATGACCAGTCAACCGATGTAGAGCCGGTGGACATAACGCTATAAGTCACATGGCTGGTCAACAAGTCTCTTGATTAACAAATAGGTTTATGGAATGAATGGGCGCGAGATAGAGCGACATCAGGTAAACCTCATACGATTAGAACAGATTGTCAATTAAGATAATAGATAAGAATGGAGCGCAATTCAGCACATCACTGGATTCAATAAACAAGGTAAGAACACTAGCACAAGCTATGGGCGGATTAACCGAGGAGAATATAACCTCTGTTATAGACAACTGGAATAAGCAAGCGTCTGACTTTTCATTAAACTCAAGTTACTAATCATAGAAAGGTCTATAAAGCTATGAGACAATTCATAATTCAGAATCAGTACGGAGATGTAGTAG